ATCATAATTTTAATAATCACTCAATCAGCCTTTGCGGCTGATTTTTTGCCTGTCTGGCAAAACACCATCCTGCCGCATGAAGGCGGCTACTCCAACAACATCCATGATCCGGGAAACTGGACCGGCGGCAAGGAAGGCGTGGGCAGATTCCTCGGCACCAAGTACGGCATCGCCGCCAGCACATACGGGACAAGCCTTCTAAAGGAAGGTCTCATCATTAAACATCTCACAAAAGACCAGGCGCGCATGATCTACGAACGCGACTACTGGCGCAAATTTCATTTCGACAAATTACAATCCCAGGGCATCGCTGATGAACTCTGTGACGAGGCCGTCAACATGGGCGGCGCGGGCGCGGAGCGCTTGCTGACAAAGGTTCTCATCGAACTCTATTGGGCGGGCAACCCCATCCCGCCAATACCCGCAAAATTTACGCCGGAGATGATGGCTTGGATCAACGACTACACGCGCACACGCGCCAACCGCGTGGCCTTCTTTAATTCAATCCGGAATAAGCGCGTCAAGTTTTACGCTGAGCTTGTGCAGCGCAAGCCGCAGATGAAACAATTTTTCTATGGCTGGATAAAAAGGAGTGTGGACTGATCCCCATCCGCTGCGCTGCGGGGATAGTTCGCTCTAATAATTTTAGCGCGCTGCGCTTCTAAAATTAAAGGCTCACTATGGCATATCTACAAATCATACAGGCGATCTGGAAATACAAATGGGTGCTCTTACTGGCGCTGGTCGCCATCGCGCTGGTCGCCATCGGTATTCAGATCAAAATCATCGATCTGAAAAACGAAAAAATAAATAATCAATCGGAACAGATTAACGAGCTGACGCGCCGGGCGCGAGTGGCAGCGCAGAATAACCGCGCCATTGCCGCGATGTACGCGCGCTCGCAACAAATCAACAAACAGGCCGGACGCCTGAAAAATATGTCGGCCAGTCTGACACCGCAAATCAAGGATTGTTTGAACAATGAAAAAATTACTCGCATCAATGATTGTCTTGGCGCTTTTTTCCGTGACGGCGTGTTGCCCGAATCGTGCGCTGGTGCAGCCCACCTGCCCCAGGCCGCAGCAGCCGGAATGGAAAACAGGCGGCCTTAACATCATCGACAACAGCGTCGGCGTTGTCGTGTACGCGAAGGAGCTTGAAAGTACGGTGACCTGCTACGAGCAGACGCTGGGCGAGGAGTAGCCGGTGGATATCTTCGATCAGGCGCAGGAGAACGATGAGCTATTCCGGGAGAACTCGCTTAAAGAGCATTTTAAAAAGTCACCCTCACCCTTACCCTCTCCCCTCAAGGGCGAGGGGAAAAAGAGGGACTGCTTGGACTGCGGAGAGGCGATCCCGAAAAAAAGATTGAAAGTAAACCCCGCCGCAACGCGGTGTGTAGAGTGCCAAAAAAAATACGAGCGAAAGGGGAATCACTGACGTGGAGCAACTCGGCGTATTGAGCATATTAAAAATTCTGGGCGATTTCGGAACTCTGGGGCTGGTCATCTTCCTCTGGTGGTCGGATAACAAGCGGCTTTACGCAATTCTCGATCAATACAAACGCGATATGAACGAACAGCGTGAAATGTACAAGAACAATGTCAAGCTGGCCACCGCCTATGAGACGCTCGCCAGCGAGCACGTGGACATGATCCGGTTGAACGTCTCCGCGATCACCGAGTTGACAACGTACCTTAAAACACGCACGCCGTGCCACATGCTGATCCACAGGGAGGATTAAAATGTCCATACAGAACGAAATGCGCAAAATCAAACTGACCAACCTCCGGCACCAGGCCGCCACGCTGCGCATGGACATAGGCACGCTGGCGCGGACGATCTGCATCAACCTGGACACGTCCATGACGCGCCCCGAAAACCTGCCGGTCGAAACAGTGGACAGCCAGTGGGATGAACTCAAAGCAAAGTGGGCGGAACTCAATATCGCCGTCGCGGATATCAAGCAACTGGAAGAGGAACTGCGTTAGTGAATGGTGAATGGCGAATAGTGAATGGTAAATTGTGGGGATGTGGACGACTATCCACTATCAACTATCAACCATCAACTGAACCCGGAGGGTTCAATGGCTGAGAAGGGCGCAAGACCACAACTCGAACCGATTTGCCGCCAGGCATATATCGACGGGAAATCGCTGACCGCCATCGAAGACATGTACGGCGTATCACGGCAGACACTTTCCGCGTGGAAATCGCAGACCAAAAAGCCGGGTGAAGAATTCGACGAATGGGACAAGTCGCGCGCCCGCAAGGCCAGCTTCGGCCTGCGCATGGAAGCGCTGCTTGAAAGGGAACTCACCTACGCCGAAGAGCGCCAGCCGGGAGCGATAGACAGCGCGTTAATGGATAGTTTGACTAAACTCGGTTCCCTGGTCGTGAAGTTCAAACAGGCCGAGAGCAACGGATATTTTAAAGAGCGTGTCAAGGCTGCGGCAGACGACGTGGTTAAAGCAATAAAGAGCGGCGGCATGTCGGAAGACACCGCGACAGAAATCAAACAGAAAATTTTAGGGATCGTTTAAAACCGATGGAAAACGAAATAAATCGAGACATATTTGATCAGGCGCGCAACTCAACAGGCATCCTGCTGTCCTATCAGCAGCGATGGGTCGCTGATCAGTCCGACGTCAAGTTCATTGAAAAATCTCGCCGTGTCGGCATCTCCTGGGCCGAGGCGGCGGACGATACTCTTTATGCCAGTGAAAAAGGCGGCGGCGAAAAGCGCAACGTCTGGTACATCGGATACACGAAAGACATGGCGCTGGAATTTATAAACGACTGCGCCAACTGGGCGCGCGCCTATAAAATGGCGGCGGGCAGCATTGAAGAATATGAAGAGACCGACGAAGACGAAAACGGCACCATTCAGGAAAAGAAAATCCTTGCTTATAAAATCACCTTCGAATCCGGCTGGCGCATAACGGCGCTTTCTTCCCGCCCGACAAATCTGCGCGGAAAGCAGGGCCGTGTTGTAATAGATGAAGCCGCTTTCCATGACGATCTGCCGGGACTGCTCAAAGCGGCAATGGCATTGCTCATGTGGGGCGGTCAGGTTCGCGTTATCTCCACGCACTTCGGAGACAGCAACGAATTCAACTCCGTCATTCAGGATATCCGCGCGGGAAAGAAACCGTACAGCCTTCATCGCGTGACATTCGATGATGCTCTGGAAGACGGCCTTTATAAACGCATCTGCGAAGTTCTGAAGCGCGAATGGTCACCGGAAGCGGAAAAGACATGGCGGCAGGGCATCATCGACTCCTACGGCGAAGACGCCGACGAAGAACTTTTCTGCATTCCCAGCCAGGGCACCGGCGTATTCCTGACCCGCGCCGTGATCGAGAAATGCCTCAGCGCCGATATCAAGGTGATCCGTTACGAGCAGTCGACATCATTTGCCGAATGGCCCGATCATCTCAGGCAGGCCGAAGTCAACGACTGGTGCACAGAAACGCTCAATCCTTATTTTATCGGCCTGGACGAAAAGCAGAATTCCGTCATCGGCGAGGACTTTGCCCGCACCGGCGATTTAACTATCATGACGCCTTTAATGGAACAACAGAGCGCCAACTGGCGGGCGCTATTTCATCTTGAACTGCGCAACATACCATTCCAGCAGCAGGAGCAGATCTTCTATTACATCTGCGACCGCCTGCCGCGTTTCCGTTACGGCGCACTGGATGCCAGAGGCAACGGCCAGTACCTGGCTGAGCGCGCCATGCAGAGATACGGCGCGGGACGTATCGCCCAGGTCATGCTGACCGAGCAGTGGTACCGCGAGAACATGCCCGCGTACAAAGCCGCGTTTGAAGATCAGACAATCACGCTGGCCAGGGACGCCGACATTATCGAAGACCACCGCGCCTTCAACGTCATCAAGGGCGTCGCCAAACTTCCAGAGATCCGGCAGAAGGGCAAGGACAATAAAAAGCGCCACGGCGATTCCGGCATTGCCGGGGCAATGGCCTGGTTTGCCACCCGGCAGGAATGGGGCGGCGAAATCGAATTTGCCTCCACCGGTAAAACAAACGTGACGGCAGGGCGGAGTATGAGCTCGTATTTAGGGGGTTAATCAAGATGATTTTGATTAAGGCGCATTCGCCCCACAATCGATTTAAGCCGTTTTATGGCTGCATTGGGGCGCGAGTTTCATTGACACTGTTTATAAACATATTGTCGGGCGGAATATGGACGGAATTAGCCGCCGTCAGACAGTAAAAAACGCGCAGGACTGAAAAATATCCCACTTCGGGGATAATTCGCACAGCAAATTGTATTTCGCTGCGCTCATAAAATTAGGTGACTCATTATGGCAGAAAACATAAAAAAGATACCGGTAACCACCGATGAAATAGCAACAATCGAAAAAGACATCGACATGTTTGCCGGATGGCTCAACCGGCTCGAAAATCCCGATCCGGTTTTGCGCTCCGAGGCGGCGGGAAAAGGACTGAAACTTTACGACGAAGTCGAGCGCGACGCTCATGCCGGGTCGGTATTGCAGCAGCGCGCGATGGCCGTGGTCGGCAAAGAGTGGGAAATCATCCCCGCAAAGTCCGCCCGCAAGCTGGGCAGACCGTCTTCCACAACGCAGGAGCAGGTCGTTGCCGAATTCGTTTCTCAAACCCTGATGGATTGCAACTTCGATCAGGCGCGGCAGGAGCTGCTCAAGGCCATTCTCTACGGCCACTACGAGGCGGAAATCATATGGCGGGTCGCCAACGGGAATGTTTCCATTAAAAAAATAATCGGCAAGCACCCGCGCCGGTTTGTTTTCACGCCGCAACGCGAACTGCGCCTGTTGACGTTACAAAACATGATCGACGGTGAAGCATTGCCGGAACGCAAATTCATTACCTTCACCTACGGTGACAGCGACAATCCTTACGGCAAGGGACTCGGCCAAAGTTTGTGGTGGCCGGTGTGGTTTAAGAAGCACGGCATTAAATTCTGGCTGGTCTTCCTGGAGAAGTTCGGCATGCCGACAACGGTCGGCAAATATCCGCCCGGCACACTGGCCCCGGCTAAAAAGACACTTCTGGACGCTATTGAGTCCATCCAGACGGACACAGGTATTACGATGCCGGACAATATGTCTGTGGAATTTTTAGAGGCGTCCCGCACCGGCAAAGTAACGCACGAGCAGCTTTGCGAATACATGGACAAGCAAATATCCAAACGAGTGCTGGGCCAGACGGCCACCACAGAAGGCACGGAAGGAAAACTTGGGAACGAGGACGCCCAGGGAGAGACCAAGCAGGAGATCACAGAGGCCGACGCGGATCTGTTGGATTCCTGCCTGAACGATACGCTCATCAAATGGATTGTCGATTACAATTTCCCGAATGTCACGGCCTACCCCAAAATACAGACCTACGCCAACGGCAAGCCCGATCTGTCGGCGCGCGCGGAAATCGATAAGACGCTGGTCGTTGATATCGGCCTGCCGGTCGCCGTGGATTATTTTTATTCAACCTACGGCATTCCCGCCCCGCAGGAAGGCGACGTGCTGGTTGTTCCATCCAAGCCGTCCATGCCACAGGCGG